GCTAAATACTTCCCTCACCAGTACAGCGCACAGGATTTAGTTATCGATACCGATGCCAATGCCCTGAACATCGCTGCAACCTATGTAGCCACTAGAGCTGAGACAACTATCCGCATCGACCAGATGCTCGTCGATCTACTAGACCCAGCAGTTCCAACTGACACAATGATTGGCTTAGATTACTTTGACAATCTAAGAATCAGCAATATCCAGCCAGATGGCTCTACCATCGTTAAGACTCTGCAATGCCAAGGTCTCTCATGGAATATCAGCCCTAACAGCATGAGCGTTACAGTTACAACACTTGAGCCCATAACCGATGGATTCATTATAGGAAGCACAGAACGCGGTATAATTGGCGTGAGTGCAATGACTTACTAGGAGATAAACAGATGGCAACAGGCTTCCCAACGGTTACAGGGGATATTTTGACAGCCCCAATTTTTAACGGCTTAGTGACCTTTACAGTCGATGCAGACGCGACAGCAGATTACACAGCAGTCCTTGACGACCAGTACCAAGTCCTAGTACCAATGAACAAGGCAACAGCAGTAGCGTTCAAGATTCCTACCAATGCCAGCGTGGCTTATCCCGTCGGTACCGCCATCACAGTTTTGAACAAAGGCGCAGGATTGGTCACAATCTCAGCAGTTACATCAGGCACAACAACAGTTCTTTCAGCCGGTGCAGTTGCAGCTTCTCCTACCTTGGCTCAATACAAGACAGCCGTCTGCATTAAGACAGCAACAGACACTTGGTATGTCGCAGGTGGCATTGCCTAATGATTGGAGCAATCGTAGCCGGTACGCTCTCAGCGCCTACCGCGCCTGTTACTAACAGTTATGAGTCTATTGCGACCGTAACCGTGGGTTCAGGCGGTTCAAGTTCTGTATCGTTCTCATCAATTCCAAGCACATTTAAGCACCTTCAAATCAGGGCAATCGCTCGCGCTTCCGGTCCATACACCTATGATCAGACCAATATGACATTTAACTCTGATAACGGTTCAAACTATTCATGGCATCAAGTAAATGGCAACGGCTCAAGCGTTACTGCGAACGGCGGTACTTCTACAACCTTTATCAGAATCGCAGACGAGACAGCAGCAAACAACAATGCAAACTGTTTTGGTGGCATGGTCATTGATATTTTAGATTATGCCGATACTAACAAGAATAAGACAGCACGAAGCCTTTGGGGTTACGATGATAATTCTACAGGAACGATAGGACTCCGTTCGGGGCTTTGGCGTTCTACTTCTGCGGTTTCATCAATAACTTTAGTATGTTCTAATAACTGGCTTCAATATTCATCATTTGCACTATACGGAGTTAAGGGGTAATCATGGCAGCCGGATCAACATACACCCCAATAGCGACCACAACGCTGGGAAGCGCACAGGCAACAGTTTCATTCAATTCATTCTCAGGCTATACCGATTTAATCTTAGTAGTAGCAGGAACTGTATCTACAGCAAATAACCCAACTTTGCGCTTTAACTCTGATAGCGGTTCAAACTATTCATGGAGATATTTAGCTGGTAATGGCTCATCTGCTAGCACGGGCGGCTCGGCAAATCAAACCTCTATACTTACAGGTGGATTAGGTACTTCAACAATTGGCAACATTATTTATTATATTAACAATTATTCAAATACCACAACAAACAAAACTGTAATAAATCGACACAATCGAGCAGATGACTCTGTTACTGCTTGGGTTGGCTTGTGGCGCAATACTGCCGCAATCACAACAATTGACCTTGGCGCTGGTGGCGGTAACTGGAATACCGGCTCTACCTTTACCCTCTACGGAATTCAGGCGGCATAATGGCAAATACATTTGAACTAATTGCAAGCTCGACAGCCGGTGGGTCAGTCTCATCAATCGACTTCTCATCAATTCCAAGCACTTACACAGACCTATGTTTAGTTGTTAGCGTTAGAAGCGCAGGAACAAGCATTGATAACCTAGCCATCAAGCTGAACACCTCTGCTGCTAATTTTACAGGGCGTTATTTAGTTGGCAACGGCGCATCAGCTTCATCAGCATCAGTTGATATCGGTGGACAAATTGGATTGGTAAATGGCACAGCCACAACAGCCAGCACCTTCACTAATGTAAGCGTGTACTTCCCTAACTATGCAGGTTCTAGCAATAAATCTTATTCAGCAGATGCGGTAACTGAGAACAATGCAACTACGGCTTATGCTCTTATGATTGCAGGGCTTTGGAGTCAGACCACAGCAATCAACGCAATTTCAGTTTATGGACAATCTGCAAACCTAGCAACCAATTCAACCGCCTATCTATATGGAGTCAAAAATGCCTAATCCAACACGAATCGAAATCAACTGCGAAACAGGCGTGGAGTCAATCATTGAACTCACCGATGCCGAGGTTGCAGAACTTACCTATCAGGCAGAACTAGCAGCTGAGCAGAAGGCAGAAGCCGATGCAAAGGCAGAAGCAGATGCAACCGCTAAGGATGCTCTACTTGAGAAGCTAGGCATTACAGCAGACGAAGCTAAACTCTTACTGGCATGACTCCCAAGTTATGCAAAGCCGGTCAGCAGTTAAGGCTTCAGATAGATGATACTTATCCAGAAAGAGATCGAGCCTCAGACGGCTGGATTGGCGATGCTCGTCACCAAGCACGTACTTCTGATCACGTGCCTGATGCAAAGGGTATCGTCAGAGCCATTGATATTGACAGGGATCTATCTGGAAAGAAAAAGCCTGACCTCATGCCTGACCTTGCGGATCAGATTCGACACGCGGCAAAGTCTGACAAGCGCATTGCTTACATCATATTCGCAGGAAAGATTGCTTCCCCTCGCATGGGGTGGCGCTGGCGCAAGTATTCTGGAATCAATCCGCATGACCATCATTGCCATATCTCTTTCACTACAAAGGGCGATACAGACGGTTCGTTCTTTAATAAAATCCCAATGATAGGCGGCACAACATGAACATGAAGCACCCTGCAATAGTATCTATTGGAGCATTTCTAGCAGTATGGGGTACAACCTCTAACTTCGCTCTGGACTACCGCTCTATCCTAGGTTCAATCGTGGCTGGCGTATTCGGATACGCAACTCCTAAACGATGAACGCAGTTGATCTCGCAGCTTGGGCTGTAGGAGTAATCACAGTCCTAGGCGGCGTGGCAACTTACACTCAGTTTATGATTAAGCATTACCTGACAGAGCTAAAGCCCAACGGCGGTTCTAGTATTAAGGATCAGGTCAATCGCCTAGAGACGCGTGTCGATACCATAATCGAGATGTTAGGTAAGTAACACTTATCTCATGGCGAGAAAGCGACCAGTCATCGACCTCGATACTTACAGCGCGCTCGATGCTTATGCGATAGCCCTTAACGAGTTCTATAAGAGCTTGCGCAAGGCTGGCTTCTCAGAGACTCATGCCTTCTGGCTGCTCTCTGATCGTGAAGCTTTTCCTGACTGGCTGATCCCTAACCTTCCCAATCGAATCGACAACATACCCTACGATGACGATGACGAGGACTAATGAAGCGAATCGTAATTCTGAGCGATTTACAAGTTCCCTTTGAAGATGTACATCTAACTCAGAACATAGCAAGATTCCTCACGACATTTAAGCCAGACCAGACAGTAACCATCGGTGACGAGATTGACTTCCAGACCATAAGTAAGTGGTCAGAAGGTACACCTCAAGCCTATGAGCAGAGCCTTGGCGATGACCGTGACCGTTGCGTGAATCTCCTATGGGAACTAGGAGTCACAGACTGCATACGATCTAACCACACAGACCGGCTCTACAACATCATCATGAAAAAGATTCCCTCATTCCTATCCTTGCCAGAGCTGCGCTTTGAGAAGTTTATGAAGTTCGATGAGCTTGGCATAACCTTCCATAAGAACCCTATGAACATAGCGCCTAACTGGATTGCAGTTCATGGAGACCATACGCCTATCAAGCAGCAGGGTGGGCTCTCAGCCCTTGAGGCAGCCCGTAGGCATGGCAAGAATGTCATCTCAGGACATACTCACAGGGCAGGGCGTAGCGCCTTCACAGAAGCCTCTGGTGGCCGTTTAGGGCGTGTTCTGCATGGAGTTGAGGTAGGTAATCTCATGGACTTTAGACAAGCCTCATACACCAAGGGAACGGCTAATTGGCAGCAAGCCTTTGCAATCATGTACGTCAAGGGTTCTAACGTTCAGGTGGACATTATCCATATTGAAAAGAACGGCACTTTTATCGTTCAGGGCAAGGTCTATGGCAGAGTGCGCTGAGATCGGGATTCCTGACTTTGAAGATGAAGACCCGTCTCAAATCGTTATCATTTCGTTATCTAAAAAAGGCGGCTGTCGCATACGCCTGATGTAATCTAGCCCTAACAACAACAGAAAGGGCTTGAAATGAATGTTTATCTAATGACATTTCTCTTCTCGGTTATTACTTACGGGCTGGGATATTACGCAGGCAACTCAGATGGCAAGGTCGAAGGCAGAATGGCTGTACGCCGTCACTATGAAGATCGTGAACGCCAGTTTCAGGGCAATCGATGAACGCCCGTGATTACCTCAACGAAGCGAGAGCTACTATCCAAGACCGAGGACTTGATTACGGTCACCCGTCAGACAATATGCAAAGGACAGCAGCACTCTGGAGCTCATACCTCGAGATGCCAATTACAGATTATCAAGTGGCGATGTGTATGGCATTGGTCAAAGTCGCAAGGTCAATGGAAACTGCTAAGCCAGACACTTACATCGACCTCGCAGCGTATGTTGCCATAGCCGGTCAATTACACACAGAGGAGAACGATTTATATGTGTAAGGGTGAAGAATGTCCATGTTTCTATTTCGGATCATGTGTAGAGGATTGGGAGCAAAATGTTTAATCTAGATGATTATGAGACTGTTGCAGATCGTGTTTCAAGGTTTCAAAAATTGCACTTGAGCGGCAGGATTGTCACCAAGGTTATTAGCCTAGACAACACCAAGGGCGAAGTCCTAGCCATGGCAGAGGTTTATCGTGAGCATGAAGATACCTTGCCAGCAGGTGTTGATTACGCATTTGGAGTTGCATCAACTTACCCAGTATCAATGCGCAAGTTCTATGTAGAGGACACAGTTACTTCTGCGGTAGGGCGCGCCCTCAGCTTGATTTTGGATACCGACAAGAAGCCTACTCGTGAGGATATGCAGAAGGTCAAAGCCAATGAAGAAGTAAAGGCTAAGTTATATGAAGTCAAGGCTAAGATGGCTGACACTTCTCAGCAATATGTTCCTGTAGAGAAAGAGAGTGATCCTTGGACAATCCAGACTGCTGCGCCGGTGACAACAATGGAGCAAGCTGTAGAGACGGTGAAGGCTGTCCTTGGTGGCACCCCGACAGACGAGAGCTGTATTCATGGTGCTCGTGTCTGGAAAACAGGAACTTCTAAGGCAGGTAAGCCTTGGGGTCATTGGAAGTGCATGGCTCAGATTCTAGGCGATGCAGAACGCTGCGAGCCTATCTGGTACGAGATTGATAAAGAGACCGGACAATGGAAGCCACAGGTGAAACGCTGATGGGTTACATACAGTTCTTAAACCAAGATGGTGAATGGGAAGAATTCCCTAATGAAGAACAGAGAGCCAATCTTAGGGCTAATGCTGAACTGCTCGAGGAACTGGGTTACAAGCTGATATGCCAGTTATGTAATAAGTTCCCAACTAGAGCTCAGATACGCACTAGATACTTGCTGCATGAGTGGACTTGCGAAGAGTGCCACACAATCAACTCAGCAGGTAAAGCATGAGACATCAATACAACTTTCAATCATCTTGGGGTTATACCAATTGCTCAATATGCGATGCAGATCGCTTGTGCAATGAATGGCTTAGAGATGATGGATTAGTGGTCTGGTTATGTAGTGCTTGTGAGAACACACTTCACTTATGACAAGACACAGAAAAGACCGAGGCTATCGTACTGAGCGAGTGGTTGCAGCCTACCTATCGCAATGGTGGAGAAACGCTAGCGTTGGTCGAGGTGCTGGGAAAGATTGCCAGAATGTCCCGTTCGACATCGAGGTAAAAGCTAGGACAGACTTCCAGCCCTTAGCATGGTTGCGCCAAGCCACCAAGAGAGCAGCAGCTTCCAATGAGTTGCCTATCGTGGTGTGCCGTATGAATGGACAGGGTGAAGATGCTTCTGAGTATCTTGCTTTCATGCGGTTTGGTGACTTGGTTCAACTATTGCTAGACGCAGGTTACGGCGATATTCAGCAGGACTCGGTACAATTAGAGCCTGAACGATGTGCACAATGCGGATCGTGGAAGTTAGTAGGAGTGCCATGTCGCACATGCAAGGTATCTGATGCCGATTTATGAATTCGAGTGCAACAATGATAAATGCGCCAGCAACAGCAGATACGATCAGGAGTTTGCTATAGCTGAGCCCCATGACCTCGATTGCCCGTTCTGCGGGGAGTCCATGCGAAAGGTGTATTCAAGTGTTCCGAGTGTTATCTTCAAAGGTTCAGGGTTCTATTCAACAGATAAGTAGTTATGCACACCTGTGGATAAGTAGGGTACAAAAGTTACTCTTACGCTTACGCCACGCCGATGTTATCCACATGCTTGACAGGGCTGATATGCTCTTCTGCAAGAGCCCATCAAGGGCTCACCGCAAGCGCCTAAAGCGCGCAGCTTGCGGGGTTGCAATCGCATTAGTGGGAGCTCTATGCCTAGCGAGTGAGGCATCTAGTGGCGACATCAGCAAACACCTAAGTGTCCATGAATTAGCTGATAAACAATTGACTGAAGTACAAGAGAAATGTCATAACGAGATTACTTTCAGAGAATCATCTAATAACAGATATGCAGTTAATGGATCACATCATGGTTACTATCAAGGTAGAAGTAAGTACCTAAAGGGTAAGCCAGATGATGTTCAGTTCTATTGGTATTGGCGTTATGTATCATATAGATATGGGATTACAGAGTATGATGAGCCTGACTATTGCAAGGCACTTAATCATTTAAAAACGAGGGGGTGGCAGTAATGCCACGCAAGCACAACTTCACACTTAAAGAGCAACAGTTCATTAAAGACAATGCCGCTATGGGCGGTAACTGGCTTGCTGATGCTTTACAGATAGATCGAGCTTATATCTACCAGTATGCTACAGATGAAGGCTTTAGCGTAAAGAAAGGCGGTAAAGGCCACCCTAGTGATAGACGTATAAAGCGAATGACTACAGGCAAGTGCTCATGGCCTAAGAAATACAGGTTCTATAAGAAAGAGCTTGTATTGAGAGATGGGCTTAGATGCCATTACTGTGATTATATGATGAGCTTTGAGGAAGCACAGATAGATCACATACTGGCTAAGGCTAGGGGCGGTACAGACGCACCACATAACTTAGTCCTTGCTTGTGCTAGATGTAATGGATTAAAGAGTACGCTTTGCTATACATGTCCGGAGTTCAGAAATGCCATCGCATAGAGAACTTGGAACTCAACGTTGGAAAGACCAGCGTTTGAGAGTATTGAAGCGTGATGATTATATCTGCCAATACTGCGGTGACACAGCTACTCAAGTGGATCACGTAATTCCAAGAGCAAAAGGTGGCACACACGATATGGAGAACTTATTGGCTTGCTGTGCTAAGTGCAACGCGCTTAAGGGCTCACGCTCACAACGCTCTTTTTTAGAGGTAGGTTCTAC